AACGCTACCACTGGAAAATATCAAAACGCGACAATTATCTAAAGTTGCAAGATCAACAAATAATGCTAATTCAAGCACACGATTACGTTTTTCAACAGACATTGCAAGGATTATCTCAACAGTTGGTATAATTTCTCACAATTTAACGTCAAGCGCAAAATGGCGTTATCGCGTTTATTCTGATAGTGCATATACAACACTTGTTTATGATAGCGGTCAAGTAGATGTTTGGCCTCAATCGCCTTACGGCACTTATGAGTGGGAAGATGTTCATTTTTGGGATTTGACGCCAACAGACGAAGAAATTAATTTTTATACAAAAACATTAATTTTATCAATTCCCGTTGTTGTTTCAGAACAATTTTATCAAATTGAATTTTTTGAAAGTGTATCAACTTATGTTGAGTTTGGGCGAATTTTTATCGGAACAAAATATCAGCCAGTTTTAAATATGAATTTAGGTGCATCTATTGGTTATGAATCACCTACCATTATTGATACCGCTATGTCAGGCGCAGAATTTTTTGATAGGCGTGAAAGTTTTAGGGTTGCACAATTTACGCTTGACCATTTAACTTATGCCGAATCAATTTTAAACAATGACATTATGAAAATCAGCGGAACAGACGCAGAAATTTTATATATTTGGGATGATGCAGACGCGTTGAATTTACAAAGACGTGCTTTTTTAGGGCGTTTGCGCACATTATCGCCTATTGCTCAACCATACAATACAAGATACCAAACGACATACGAAATTAAGGAATTATTATGAGCTCAGTCACTTTTAGCACAACAGTTGGTGGAGATGGGTCAACGGTAACAGATGATGATGACGCAACAACAGGGCTAAGAAATGGCGGTTGGCGCACGCGATTTGTTCCAGCGTTATCGCAAGAGGTAGCGGTTGCCGCAAACGCAGTAGCCAGTGCAACTGCGGCTCTTTCATCTAAAAATGCAGCAGCAGCAAGCGCATCAACCGCAACAACACAAGCATCTAACGCATCTACTTCAGCAACAAACGCAGCAAATAGCGCAACGGCAGCAGCAGATAGTTACGATTCATTTGATGATCGTTATTTAGGTGTAAAAACGTCTGATCCGACAGTTGATAATGATGGAAATGCACTGCTTGTTGGTGCGCTATATTGGAACAGCGCAACTAGCGTATTTAAAGTATGGTCTGGTAGCGCGTGGATCACTAATTTAACATCAAATCAATTCGGCACAAACGTAGCCACATTCCTCCAAACACCATCAAGCGCTAACCTCGCAGCCGCATTAACAGACGAAACAGGTACAGGAGCAAATGTATTTGCTAATGCGCCAACATTCCCCGCGCAAATTAACCTAACTGCAAATTCTGGCTATAATATTTATGCTTCGGGAACGGCTGATAACTATTTGGCTGGAAACTTGGGGATTGGGGCAACGCCACCGGCTAAGTCAAAAGTGTATGTTGGAGGGACTATTAGCGGAGCAGTCGATAGCTACGCTTATCTATTTGAAGGGACATTTGCAAGCTCAGTGACGGGGACTGGGACTGTTTATGGAACAAGTGTTGCTACCGAAAATTCCGCCACTGGTGTAGCGGGAATCTATCATTATTCTACATTTCAAGGCACTGTTACTGGGGGTAGCCGAGTTACGCCAGCGAGCCAATATGGTTTTTCTGCTTCTACAACACTCACAGGCGCAACGAACAACTATGGGTTTTGGGGTGGTATAGCTTCTGGTACAGGTAGATATAACCTCTATATGGCAGGGACGGCTGATAATTTTTTGGCTGGAAACTTGGGGATAGGCGCATCCAGTTTCGGAACTAATGCAGCTAAAGTTATCGGTATTGCCAACGGAACAGCGCCCACAACATCGCCAGCAGGCATGGGTCAATTATATGTAGAAGGCGGCGCATTAAAATATCGTGGTTCTTCAGGAACCGTAACAACAATCGCGGCAGCGTAATGGCAAACAAGCACATCTATCTAAATAGGAATTAAATCATGACAACAACATACACATACGAACCAACTAACTTGCAACGCGATCAACACGGTATTGTGAATCAAGTGCAATTTACAATCACCGCATCAAACGGCACAGACAGCGTAACGGTTAACTCGATTACCGGCTTACCTGCACCTAAAGGCACAGCGAGTGATTATGATAAACTATCAAAAGAGCAAGTCATCGGCTGGATTAAAAAACTGGTAGGTACACAGTCTGAAGCATTAGCAGATTCAGAATTAGCGGCTCATATTGAAAATAAAAAAATCGTGATTTCTAACAGCACACCTTGGAGCAAATAATTATTACTTGGACGATTACAGAAGAAGTGGCAAACGCGATTTTAGGTGTTTTGGGTAATCTGCCCACCTCGTCTGGCGCATTTCCAATCCTTGTAGATTTAAAACAGCAAACTGAAAAGCAGAAACAAGATGATGAGTAATTTTGATAAAGCATTTGAAGTGATTTTAGGCAGTGAGGGTGGCTATGTTAATGACCCGCGTGATAGTGGCGGTGAAACTAAGTTCGGCATTGCGAAGAAGTTTTATCCGCATTTAGACATCAAGAATTTGACCATCGAGCAAGCCAAAGTAATCTATGAAAAAGATTATTGGGATAAAGCCGGCTGTGATGAAATGCCCTATAAAATGGCGTTGGTGGCGTTTGACTGCGCGGTGAATCAAGGCGTGGGTATTGCTATCAAGCTCGCACAGAAAGCCTGTGGCGTTGTTGATGATGGCGTGATTGGAAAAGGCAGTTTAGCTGCGTTCGCTAAAGCAAATGATGATAATGCCACGCTTTTTTTGACGTATCGTGCGCTGCGGTATGTTGGCACAAAAGGATTTGATATTTATGGCAAAGGTTGGATTAAACGTCTTTTCCATGTGTCGCTTGTGAGTTGATAAAAAAAACCGCACTATAAACAATCGTTCGCGCAGGCAAGAATTAAGCCTCGATTATTTAAAGTACGGTTTTGTTTAAATTCTTTATTACATGGCGCGAACCACAGCACCATTATAACATCAAATTATTAAAAAGAATTAGGAATTATGGGTACAGTAATCACTTTATCTTCTTTTAAAATAACTGACATACTTTGCGTTCCAAACAACATATCCACATTAACCCATACCCAAATTTCTGTGCCGTCACTTTTTGATGATACAGAATAAGGCGATCCCATTTGAGAAGTCAATTCATATTTCGACATACCAACATGAAGTTGACGCGCATTATTCCATTTTATATTGCCACTGCCAGCCATTGAGCAAGCTGATAACATAATTGCCGCTAACATTAAACTAATTTTTTTCATTTTTCGCTCTCCATTTTTGATAGGCTTCTTCAGGCGTTATGCCAACGCAGACGACAGTAGTCTGCGTGTAGCATAGCCAAAATTTACCGATTCTTTTTAATCGTGGTTTCATTTACTGCGTTCACTCACAAATACCGGTTGCATTGGATTTTCTTCAAACCACTTTAACTTATCCATGTAAGCCGCCATTTCTTCAAAGCGTAGTACTTTAATTATGGGTTCATCGCTCAATTTACCGCTTTCAAAATCGTATTTCATTTTAAAACCCCTCTGTTGCAATCAATCGATTTAAATACCACTGCGCCTTTTTTATATCCTCAGCACCGTTTTTGAGCTTGTATCGCCATTGATACTTTAAAATGTTTCCGCGTAAATAGCCGATAAATTCTTCTTTGGTCAGCATCGATTCAATAGCATCAATACATTCCACTTTGCCGCTGTTGTAGTGGGGTGGACTGTTTACCGCTTCACTTGTTTTAACCGGTGCGCCTGCGTTAACTAATTCTTTTTGCTTGTTTAAATGCTTGATGACATTATCAAGCCGCACTGGTGAAACCTCAACTACAGGCGCAGGCGCGGGTGAATAATCCGCTAATTTATAAAGATAAGCACCATCAATTCTATCTTCAGATTTAATAACTTCACCAGATTTAATCAATTTTTGCATTTGAAAATCAACTTGATGCTGTTTAAGATCAGTTAAGTCTGTAATTTCACGCATAGTCATACCCGTGCGCTGGCCGTTTTGAAGTATTTGTTTAATCATATCAATGTCATCCCCCATCTAGTCGGCATTGTTTCTTTCGACACCCATTGCGCTAAAAAATCTCTAATCATTTTGTTTTTTCGTGGTTGACGGTCAATATTTACCGGCTTATGAATAACGGTGTCGTTATCCTCCTCAATAAATCTTGATCTTCCAATCATGTCGCCACATTGCCTAATGAAGTCGCTTTTTTGATAAAAATAAACGTAACTGCGATAAAGCATTCGACGAACGCGAGGCATCTCCTGCATTCTCACATTGACCGTTTGGGGTGACAAACCATGCTCCATTGCAAAATCCATGATAGTTTGTTCGTTTTCGCATGGTCGAACCACAACGATGTTTTCAATCTTTAAATTGTACTTGTCACCGTCTTTAAAGATGACGCCATCGCTGTAGCTTGGATAGTAACCGTACACAGCATGAACCGCGCACCGCCACGCGGTAAAGTATTTTTTATTCTTGCTTTGTTGAATCGGGACAGTGCCATGCACGTTTGACCAGCACAACTTCATTACGCCCATCTTTCCAAAGCGTCTATAAAACGTGCCAGTTTCCCCGTCATAGCGCACACAATCTTTGAGCATTTGCAGCTCTTTTTTTGTGATTTCTTTAAATGTTTTTTTCATCTTTGATGCCTGATGTCGTTAAAAATAGGTCGTCTTGTTTTGCACTTGTCGCACTCTCTGTAACCTAGCGACTGATACACGCGCCAATGGTCATGCTTGCAATGCGTTGCCGTTGGTGCTGGCTGTACTCGCGTTATTTTAGATATATCCACAGCCACCCCCAGCCAAATAATAAGAAGATAAAAATCAAACACGCTATGTCATCGATTTGCATTTTTATTACTCCCCTAAAGATATAAAAATATGGATTAAAGCCGGCAAAGATAGCACAAAAATAGGCGTAAACACCCAAGGGCAAACCGCGATCAAATACCCCCAAAATGAAATATTACACGCTAAAAAAACAAATCTTAAAAAGTGACAGACCATAAAATATACAAGGCCAATCGCGATAAAAGCACAGGCTATCGTTGCTAATATTTCGTTAATTTGCATTTTTTTCTAGCTCCTGCAAAATGTATTTAATGTCGTTGCTTTCTTTGATGCTGCGCAACTTTTGATTTTTTAGTTGTCTGCGTTCTTCTTTAAGTTCGCGCAGACGGTTTTCTAAGTGATCCTTTAATTGAATTTGTTTCACTTTTACCCTCCTAAAAAGTTATTGTTATTGTGTCGCTAGTTTCTACAAAGCTAGCAATCTTTTTGCCTTGGTGCGTGAGATACCACCCGTCACCTTTTACCCATCTCTTTGGGACTGCTTTTACTCTCACTGTCCTACGCCTGTTGTCGGCGTAATTTTTTTTGATGAATATTTTCATTTACATAATTTCTCAACTTTATCAACACTATAATGCTGATTAGTTGCTGATTTAATGCAGTCTGCTTTTAAGTCTTGTTCATGCCCCATTGCTAAAAACATAAATATAAAAGCGGTTATTACTGCACACATTAAAATCAAATAATCATTCATTTCGTAATCCCCTTGGAAACGCCCTCATCGGTCATCATCTCAGTCAAACTGTAAATATGACCACCTTTAAAAATAAAACCACCAATGTTCGCTTGATGCACTTCGTAGTAATTAGCATGACTTACTTTGAATAAAAGGGTGGCGATAACCACCCCAGCAATCAAACCAACCACCGCAGAAATCAACGCTAGTTTTTTGATCTGTTCGTCTGTCATTTGTCGTCACCAATGTGGCGGTATTCACCGTCATCATAAAATCTAAGAGACTCACAGCATTTTGACCAATTATCACCAATACATCTACCTTCAAACTCAACCCACGGGTCAACCCGTCTATTGGCAACCTCAGCGTACTTGGCCATTAGTGCTGCATGATGGTGTGGTGTGACTACTATCTCAGGTCTTTCGTATGTTGCCAATCGATGCCCAAGTGACCAACTTCCATTTTCAGTTAGCCACGATATATTTATTGCTGCCAAAACAGAGTACTTAGGAGCTTTGCTCCAGTCTGGTTCAAACGGCGCGGCTTGCTTTTCGTTCCATTCACAAAGTTCGTCATGGTAACTTGTGGCGGTTGATGTGACGCTTGCCATTTTCAATAATTGGTTTATTTGTTTTTCAGTTAATAATGCCATCACTCCATACTCCCAGTTTCAAAGTTATTGCACACCGCGCCAATAATGCGCGTGGGTCGTTTAAATAGTTGATATGCGCCAACAGCTAGTTGATATTCCGCCTTTGCATTGTTACACGCTTGCATCGTCGCGTATGGTATCGCTACGCTTGTGTATGCGATAACTTCATGGCTTGTTGTTTTTCCGTGCTTGTCGATGTTTGTATCGACTGTTAAAAATGATAGTGTTAGTGCTAACGCTGATGCGCTCATAAAACCGCCTTTAATTTCAAAAGTTCACGCTTAATTGTTGACAACTCGTCACGAAGTGCAACACTGCGAACATAAAAGCCAACTGCTACAGTGATAAAAATGGCATAAGCCATGCCGGTTTCATCTAAAAATTTTAATAGTTCAATCATAAATCACCTCAATTCGTTAAAAAATGCCCCATGGCTTTGGGGCGAATGGTTAGCCTAGGAGAGCTAAGTAATCGTGGTCGCTTTTAAAGTCGTCTAAATAAATCTCATCAACGCCTTTTTCTGCTTTTTCGTATATTTTCATATCGTTATCGTTGATATGCTCGTAAACGATTTCTGTTAATTTTTCATATACAAGATCTTTACCATCTTCATCAAACAAGTTAACCAACGTAACGTCAATTTCTCTATCGTCTTCAATGTCGTGATTAAAATCAGCTGGGATATATGAACCTGATAAAGTTGCAGTAGCACCAACGCCTGTTGTAACACCATCGTTTGAGATGATGTCAAAGTAAATTTGTATTTCCATTTTGTTCTCCTAAAGTGCGCGGCTTTTACACCGCGCTTTGTTTGTTGTTATTTATAAACCGTTACATAAAACATTTCAGAATCTTTTGAATATTCAATTCCTACTTTTTTTTGGCTGTAAGCGTGGGCGATTTTGTAAGCATCTAATTCTGTTTCAACAAAAAAAGAAAATCCCCAGTCTTGCATTTTTAAGTCGATTTGTTTAATAGCTTCAACTTTGTCTGTTTTTGCATTTCTAACGTGGGTTACTTGATTTTTCATCTCTATCTCCTAAGTTTTATTTTTGTTTGCGTTCTTGTGAACGTGGGTAAATATTAAACCTTCCATTCTAAAAAGTAAACATATTTTTTTAATTTTTAAACAATAGAATCTAAAAAAGCCTTGTAAGCCGCGTCATACCCAAGCGCAACGCAAACAAACGCGCCTGCGTCGTGGGCGGCTTTTAGATATTCTAACTGCCCTTCCTGCCATTTTGACTTGGTGTGATCTTGGCGTTTCAGCTCGCAAATAAATGCCCTGCCTGTTGGAATAATAATATCCGGTGCGCCTTTGGTCATACCCTCAGCTTTTTGACGTGCTACCTGCTGCCAGTTGCGTTTTCCCTCATTTCTTATGTGCGTAGCAATCAATCCATACGTTTGCGGGTGATGCTTTCTGATATGCGCAAAAAACGTAATTGCTTCGAGTGTTTCGCTTGGGCATTCACCGCGAAAATTAACATCACCATAAACTTTAAGCCATTGGGGGAATTTCATCTTTTAAAGGCCTCGCGTTGTAATTGTATATTCGATAAAAATCACCCACTTTTTGATAAGTGACGGTTTCGGGTGCTTTTGTTCCACCAATAGTGGCAGACATAAACCAATCGTGATCACGCTTAAATTTAAGCGAAAAGAACACGGAAAACGTCCGCCATGCCGTTATAAATTCAACTTTTAGGCATTCGTTACCTGCTTTGCTAATGATTGGCCTAACCTTCATATCAAGCACTTCATCAGTTTGTATTTGATACGGATCTGATTTGCGCTCGCGATATGCTCGCACTAGACGGGCGTTTGGGTCAATCAGCTCCTCTTTGCAGCTTGAACAATAACGCGCAGCAATATCGTTTTCAGCGTTGCACTCAAAACAGGGTTTAAAACTCCATTTATAATTGCAGTAATCACTTTGGCAGGCTCGCCCGTGATGCGCTGGAAAAAAACCATGCTCGGTGGCAATCCTGTTATTTTGCAAATCGACAAAATAACCATTGTCGTCAATTCCAAAACCAGCATCGTTGTCGCGTGGTTTAAATTCGTTTTGTAAATCACATTCAGGACAACGCGCAATCAGATGCTCACCATCAAACTCTACAGCGTTACTGGCTTTAATTTCTGGATTAAAAACATCACCATCGGGGCAATGTCGCTCGATATTCTCAGCATAATCCAAGACTAGGCAATTCTCTTTTCCATCGCTTAGGCGCAAACCACGCCCTATCATTTGCTGCAAAAGTGATGCTGATTCGGTAGCGCGTAGCAGCGCAATCACATCGCAGTGAGGTGCATCAAATCCCACACAAAGCACGGCTACATTCACCAAATATTTAATAATCTTGGCTTTAAATTTAAGCAGGATTATTTCACGCTGGCTTGCAGGTGTTGAACCTGTGACAATTGCGGATAATTCTGGCGGCAAAGATTCCATTACCTCACCCGCGTGTTGAATCGTAGCAGCAAAAAATATAACGCCTTGACGGTTTTTTGACTGGTTTATCACGTCCGCTACAATGTCAGCCGTTAACCTGCCTTTGCCGTGATATGCGCGATCAATATCCTCTTTGCCAAAATTACCCATTGCGTTAGTTTGCATATTCAGCGTTTCATAATGCTCGCTGTGGATTGCACCCACTATTGGTTGGCACAAATAGCCCTGCTGAATTAACTCCCGTGCTGTAATCTTATAAATCAACTTATTAAAATACGGCTCGCGTGTTTTGCTTTCATGCAACGCCACGCCACGCAAATCGTGTTTGTAAACATAACCCGTTGACATACGATAAGGCGTTGCAGACAAACCAATAACCCGCAAATTTTCATTAAAAACTTTCATTTGTTCAATTATTGTTTCAATAGTATTTGAAACCTTATGCGCTTCATCAATAATCACAGCACAAAACTGACTGCCAAACCGTTCAAGTTGGTTTTTTATGCTAACTGGCGTTCCAACCACCAATGGATTAGCAAGGCACGTTTCACCAACGCTTGCAGAAAACAGCGACACTTCATTTCCTGTGGCGCGTATCTTGTCGGCATTTTGCTCAAGCAGTTCTTTGCTCGGCACAATACACAAAACGTGCTTGCCTTTACTGATCTTGTTTAGCGTGCTGGCAATCTCAGCCAAAATAATGGATTTGCCTGCACCTGTCGGCAATTCGAGAACGCATGACGCGGTGTTTCTTTTAACCCACGTCACGCAGTCATCGTGAGCCTGTTGTTGGTATGGGCGCATTTTCATTTGCTTGCTCCTTGCTGCACTAACAAGTGTTTAACAGCATCACGCAACGCTGGTGTGATTGCGTCAATTATGTCGAATGTTTCGATTGCCGTTTGTTCAATTAAATATTCGTCATTAATTTCATCTTCATTTCTTGGCGCACTTGGCAAAGGAATCCAATAAACAATATTATCAATGACTTCACCTTCTGTTCCAGCTTTAGGATTTAATAAATAAAAATTCATTGAATTTGAAGAAGTTTTAGAAAAAAAACATATAAAATAATAATTATCACGATTTACAACTAAACAATGTTGACGGTTTTTTGGATAAGTAGTTTCATCATCTTTATTAAATTTAATCCACTTCAAAACGGTTTGTTCTGGTTTTTGCTTTAATTCTAGTTTTGGCTTTTCTAGTGCCGACTCGATAGCAAGTTCTTTATTTAGCACCACCTCTACTAATCCCCTATATATATCAAAATGATTAGCTATTTCTATAATGCTCATTCCTTGTTTATGCAACGCTAACATTGCTTTTTTTTGTCTTGCGTTCATGACAACCTCCAATACTCACTCTGCTCACCCATATAAGGCGTTAAATCTGCATCGGGTAGCAACTCTTTTACAGCCTTTGCATAGCTCACCGCGCCTTTCTTGACTACCTTGGTTAATTTATGCCCGTTAATGTCGCTGTCTTTCTCGTTACAGTCTTTTACAATCTGCTCAAGTACACCTTTAGCCAATGCGTCCAGTTCGGCAATCTGCGCTTTTAGCTCAAAATAATACTCCACGCGGTACGCTGTCGAGTTAGCATTATTGGTGGCGCGTTTGTCTTGTAAATATTGGTCGGGGAACATTCTTTGCAATAAATAATCATCATAAAACGCTTTTAAAATCGGAACGTTTTTTTCAATCCATTTGCGATCATAAGCAACCGTTTCCAAATAATCCCCGTTTGGTGTCCACTGGTAAAAATCACACGCGCTCATGCCGGTAACAAATAATTGAATTTGCACCTGTGCATAATAATGTGGCTGTTGCTCCAATGTTTTAAACACTGGCGGGATTTTATCCCGTTGACCATAAGGGCATTTAATTTCTATTAGCCTATTTTTAGCAACAAAACCATCAGGACTTGCACCAATCCAATTTTCAAAATTATGAAACCCCGTTTTTTCTACCGTGTTACCTGTTTTTAGTTGATAATCAATAACCGCCATATCTTCGTGGAACGTGCCATATTCTGTGGCTTGGTTGCCTTTAAATTCACGCTCGTATTCATGAAATTCTCTAACCATGTTACGCATAACGTCTTCGCGTTTCATATAAGGCGATAATCCTAAAATTGCGCCTACGCTTGACGCAGTCACCCTGCCTTTGCGTTGTTCAAACCATTCTTCTGTTCTTTGCTCAATCATTGTTGATTTCCTTTGGTGGTTGCACGTCCTTGTGCATTGTTTATTAAATTAAATGCTAAAAAGGTACGTCCGATTCAAAAGAATCATCAACTGGCTTTGCTTGTACTTGCACTGGCACAGGTTCTTCCGTGCTGCGTGGTGATACCGCTGAAACCCAGTTGCCCTTCTTGTCGTTAAACTCCCACACCATGACTTTAATCAGCATGGGTTTTTGCATTAGATTTAAAAGCGTTTCATTTGTTGGGGCAGTGTCAGACTTGGATAATTTGCCACCCGCGTTTTTATCAATAGCCGCAAGCATATTTAATGCCTTGTCGCGTTTCTTTGTGTCTGCATCAAATATGCGCACTTTTTGAAACACTTTGCGGTTTTCATAAGCGTCTGGCTTGTTTACCGTCCATAATAAATTGATATATTCATCGCCTTGATATTCTGCAATGTTAGCTTCAGTAATCATAGCTAAACAGGTTGTATTTTCTGGTATCAATGCAACGCTACCCGCCTCAAACTTGCCTGTGGTGTCTGTTGCTGATTTACCTTCGCTTGTTTGCCAAAAACTCATTGTTGTTCTCCTAAAAATTTAATAAATGGGTTAACCCCGTGTTGTACAAAAATGTCGTCAGTTATACCCATGCGGTTTTTGCTAACGCTTGACGCTGCACTGGTGCATTGGATAATGCGTTCACCCGTGCTTTTTGCTTTTGATTTCTTTTGCTCATCTTTCATCACAAAAGTTTCAAGGCGCATATAACCCACAAAGTCTACATCGTCAATGTAGTGGCTTTGGCTTTTCTTCTCCATTTTTAAACCAAACTGTTGATATGGTTCGCTATCGGGCAGGTCAATCGTGTTTAATTCTGCATGGCTTAAAAAAATGATGTTCATGTCTTTTTGTTCGACCAATAACTGACAGGCTTTTCTAACTCTGCCGTGCATACTGCTCAATGCCTGATAACCAGCACCATAACCACCCATTGCAAGTGCTAAGGCTTTCGCGCTGGTGTTGCCTTTGGTTACTTCTTCGGTGAACAAACGATCTAATTTGCTAATTGAGTCAATCACCAATGTTTTATATTGATGATCTTCGTTGATAAGTGCTAAGAGTTGTTTATAAATTTCATCGCTACTGTTTAACAACGGAAAAGCGTCTGGCATTGCATTAGCAGGAACAGATGACAAGCCATCTTCTGCGCGTATAAAGATTGGTGCGGGGAATGTTGACGCTAAACTTGTTTTACCGATACCAGCTCCACCGTAAATGGTAAAAAGACGGTATTTATTGACGGGTTTGCTAATTGTGCTTAAAAGGCTCATTGTATTGCTCCGCATTGGGATTAAAAAAAGTTTTTTGTTACTGCGGGTATAATTTTACGCAAAATAGTTTATAATGTAAACATATTTTTTTAATTTTTAAACAACAACAGGAGCAACACACAATGACACCCGAAGAAATGAAAGCAAAACTGCGTTTAATGAACCTTAGCAAAGTAGCGGAGGAGTCTGGGATTTCACGAAACAAGCTGCACCGCTTTGTTAATCAGAAGAAAAAGTCGCCTTATGAAGTTACCGTTGAACGCTTAGCGCAATACCTGGGGAAATTATGAATGATCTAATTAACGCTATACGCGCATCAGGTATCAATCCACCATCACATGTAAAGACAGACGGCAGCATAACGCGCTTTGCCACCACAGGAAAAGAGAAGTCTGGCTGGGTATCGCTATTTATTGACGGCAAAGGCGCGTGTTATGGTGACTGGAAAAGCGGAGAGCAGCACGTTTGGTTTGCTGACGGTTTTCGCAGTACAGAAAACGATTACGAGCGAGAGCAAGCCATTGAGAAAGCCAAGGAGGAGCGCGATTTTGCCTATAGTAACGCAGCTTTTAATGCTCAGGAGCTTTATGTCAAGCTACCCCATGCGCTAGATCACGATTATCTAACCCGCAAAAACGTTAAAAGTGACGCGGGACTACGCTTATATGATAGCAAACTTGTTATTCCTGTTTATGGCATTGATGGCGAAATCCAATCATTGCAATTTATCGCAACAGACGGCACGAAACGCTTTTACACGGGCGGTAAAATGCAGGGTGGTTATTTTACTATTGGTAAGCCTGACGACATGGTGTTAATTGCGGAAGGTTACGCCACCGCCATGACACTACATGAGGCTACAGGAAAATGCGTTGTAGTTGCTTTTAACGCTGGTAATCTTAAACCAGTGTGCGACATAGTGCGCAGCCAATACACTGGCAGGGTAATTATATGCGCTGATAATGATGCAAGCGGTGTAGGTATCGAGAAAGCCAATAAGTGCGGTGTAGAAGTGCTGCACCCGCCTATTGTTGGTGAGGATTTTAACGACATGGCGGGCAGAGCGGGAATGGCTGCGGTGGCTGATTTTGTTATTGGTACAAAGCAAAGCCTGTTTGTATCAGTGCATGATTTGATGGCAGGAATCACCCGCGCTGACTGGGTGATTAAAAACTTGCTAGAGAAAGGTTCAAATACTTTGCTTTTTGGCGAGTCTGGCGCGTGTAAATCGCTGATCGCGATGGACTGGGCGTTCTGTATTGGTAATGGCATACCGTGGCACGGTCACAAAACCAAGAAAGGCACGGTGGTCGTGATTGCTGGGGAAGGTCATCGAGGGCTTGCAATGAGGATGCAAGCTCTCAAACAAAAATACAATATGAATCCTGACAACATCTATTTTAGCACAAAAAGCGTTAATTTGCTCGATGTAGACGCGGTTATGCGCGTGACCAGTATATTAGATGGGTTATCGTTGGAACAGCCGCCATGCGCCATTTTTATCGACACCATGCACAGAAATATGCACGGTGACGAGAATAGCAGTGAAGACATGGCTTTATTCTTGGCTAATATGGAATTATTGGCTAAAAAATACAATGCCGCCATTGTGCCAGTGCATCACAGTGGTCATGGCGACAAGGGCAGGGCGCGTGGTAGTTCAGCCATAAAAGCGGGCATGGACGCTGAATTTTGCATGACAAAGAAATCCAAGATGGAAGTAACGTTTAGTTGCACCAAATCAAAAGATTTTAGCGCAGGCAATAACATGGATTTCAGAATAAAAGTGGTCGATTTAGAGGGTGATTGTTTTTATGACGAGGACGAGCAAAAACAGATTGAGGGTGTTTATTTAGAATATGTTGGCAGCCAAGAAATCGTAAAAGAATTAAAAAAAGGCACAACGCAATGTTTAGAAGGTTTAAAAAATGCCATAAATGCCACTCAAAAATTGGGCGGTGGGCGTACATTAGTGGGTGAAAATGAAATGGTTGTATCACTTGAAGAATGGCGTCCATTCGCTTATGAGTACATAACAGACAAAAATAACAGACGTTCTTTTGCTGATGGTGTAAAAGATTTATTAAATCAACAGCTTATAGGAAATGATGGTGTTTATTATTGGCTTAAATAAGCGTACGTACGCGTACATTTTGCTAATAATGTACGTATGTACGCATGGGTACATCTGAGCGTACGTACGCGTACACCCCCCTTTAAGGGGTGTACGCATGTACGGTGTACGGCATTTTAAAAAAATTCAGCATTAAAAAACTATATTTGTTATAATTGTTTCGGGTTGTGATAAACCTAAATTAGTGAAAAGTTAACAAAAACCGAATTCAAGTTAGAGCCGCAACTTTTCACGGCAATTATCACCTAACAAAGAAGACGGTTTTTTTTATGGGGAAAATTTATGAACGACTTACAAAAAGCTTTAGAAACCACCGAAGCAACAATCAAAGCTTTGCAATCTTACGCGGAGGATATTCGCAACAGAATGCAACCTGTTGTTGGTGTTAAGCAATGGGAGCCTAAAGGTGGTTATTTTCAGATTGACTGTGAATGTGACGTAGTTCGTGTTAACTCATTCAGTCATAAAAAAGAATTTGGTACAAAACGCATTGCCAAAGAACAAGCCGAACGCGCAGCAGTTGAAATGCGCAGGTTTAACAGGTTGTTGGCATTGCGTGATGAGTTGTGTGGTGATGAGATAGACTTTGATTGGTCAAATGCTGCTGAATTAAAATATTCGGTGTATTTTTATCACTTAGAAAAAGCGTGGCGTGTTACAGGGCATACCTGTAGCGAATATTTTGCGCCTTACTTCACAAGTAAAGAAATTGCCCAACGCGCTTGTGATATGCTAAACAGCGGTGAGGTTTCTTTATGAATAAAGAAAAAAAATTTAATACTATAGAGTACTCAAATTGGCAATGCTATATGTTTGGCAACACGCCAGGGGGGCAAGGTATGGTTTATACCCCAAACAAAGGAAATGTGCCAAACATATTTATACGGTGGATGATGAAAGTCTGCTTTGCGTGTACTTGGGTGAAAAAATATTAATCAGCAACACGGCCACCACTCATGCAGTTTATGGCGGGGTGGTTTTTTAGTTATGAAGCATGATAATTGTTAATCGTCTTGTGACGGAATAAGAAAGGCTCGCAATCTTTGCGATTATCATGACTTGATAGTTAATGTGCAGGCTGATGCACAGCTCAGATACCGTAGACCTTAGTTGTTACTTGAAAGACTTAGCTAACGCGACAGTAACTTTGGCGGCTACAAGCCGGAGATCAGCACCGGCAACTATCAAAACAGGTATTTTGTTTTTCTTAGGAACAAAAATTATGGTTTATAATCTTGCCCGATTGTGAACCAGTAAAAACAGCCACCCCGCATTATTTCTTTCGGGGTGGTTTTTTAATTATGAAGTCATAGCAGACTGGCTCTAAGGTGGTCGCGGTCATCAACATGATGACAACTGACGCTCTATGGTGTAAGTCCTTCCCCTGTTATGACTTGATAGTTAATGCGTAGGCTGATACGCTAATTCGCGTTAAGACTGCCACAAGCCGTTAAATCGATAAGACGGTCAAGCCGGAGATCAGCACCGGTAACTATCAAACTTTAGTGGTTCGTTCCATTTTGGAACATACGATAATAAATAGGAAAAAATGAGTACATTTAATTTCGGTAAAGCACTTGAAGCATTAAAAGAAGGGCAAAAGGTTGCTCGTTCTGGTTGGAATGGTAAAGCTATGTTCTTGCTTTTAGCTAACAATATTACTTTTGAAACAAAGGCTAGCTTAGAGTGCGTTTCTCACCTATCTGGCAACTTAACTGGGGAATCAATCGTCATGAAAACAGCAGATGATAAATTTGTCGTTGGCTGGCTTGCAAGTCAGACGGATATGCTCGCAGAAGATTGGAAAATTGTAGAATAAACAACACGGCCACCACTCATGCAGTTTATGGCGGGGTGGTTTTTTAACCATGAAGAATTAAACCCTAACGCGTGTCCTCTCGCACGAAAAAAAGACGGGAGCAGTTCTACCAGCTGTTTTGCTTGCAACGCTTCTTCGGCTGGGTTAGGGTTTAATCTTGATGGTTAATAAACAGGAACGGAAAATAATAATGAAAAACACACTTACAGATTTAAACAATCACCTATTTGCCCAGATGGAAAGATTAAGCGAAGAATCGCTAAATCCTGAACAACTTGCTTTTGAAGCAGAACGCTCAAAAAGTTTAACCATTATCGCCCGCACGATTGTCGATAACGCGCGTTTAGTCTTAGATGCTCAAACACGCATTAACGACATTCCAGAACGCAAAGAATTACCTGCCATTTTGAAATGAACACTGGGCAGTTTAAAAAAGGATTTACGCCTTGGAATAAAGGATTAAAAGGCGTAAATGGTGAATCAGAAAGCAGATTTAAAAAAGGACACACTGGTTATCGAACCAGAGAGATTGGTGAAGAAAGAATTGATATAGAAGGCTATACTTATGTTAAGGTTTCAGATACTGGTATTAAAAGCCAACGCTGGAAATTAAAACATAGATTGATTTATGCACAACATCATGGCGAAATAACAGGCGAAACGATTATCAGGTTTTATGATAATGACCTAAACAATATGAAAATCGAAAATCTTTATGCGGTAACAAGAGCTGAAAATGCTGTTTTAAACCGTTTAAAATTTGCAAATGAACCAATCGAATTAAAGCCAACCATACTCGCTATGGTTAGAATGTGCTTAAAAGCAAAGATTCCTTATAGGGTTTCCGCACAGTAGGGGGAAATATGGAAAAAAAGGCAGGAAATAGGGGAGTAGGACGCGTTAAAGGCGTGCCTAACAAAGTTACCAAAGAATTAAAAGAGATGATTCTAGGGGCATTAGATGACGCAGGAGGGCAGGCTTATTTAGCAAGGCAGGCTGAAGAAAATCCTAATGCGTTTTTAACACTGGTTGGTAAGGTGTTGCCGCTTTCAATTAAATCAGAATCGACAGTAACCGCTGGATATTCATTTACAGTTAACCGCGCGTCAAGAGATGATGCTCAAGAAAATCAAACTTAACCTAACAGAACCACAAGAAGATTTTATCTTTAGTGAAGCAATCCACCCTGCAATGGTGGCAGGATATGGCGCGGGAAAATCACAAGCGGCTGTAATTCGTATTGCATTGTTAGCGTTAAAGTATAAAGGCTTATCATTTGGGTTTGTTGAGCCTACTTATGACCTTATCCGCTTGATTGCCTTCCCGCGATTTGAAGAAATATTAGATTCATGGGGCGTTAAATATAATCTCAATAAAGCCGATGCGATTATCAAATTAGACAACGGTTCACAGATTATTTTTAGATCGGCAGACAGTCCAGAAAGGCTGGTGGGTTTCGAAATTGCCGATGGATGCCTTGATGAAGCCGATACGCTACGCATTGAACAAGCGCGAACCGTTTGGATAAAAATGCTTGGTCGGTGCCGGCAAAATAAACCCGATGGAATGCCCAACACGCTAGCGGCTGTATCAACGCCTGAAGGATTCGGTTTCATGTACGAGATGTGGGGCAAGGAAAAGCGCGAAGGCTATGAGTTAATCAAAGCACCTACTTCAAGCAATCCCTATTTACCCGATGGTTATATTGCGCAATTACAGGCAACTTATAGCGGATCTCAATTATCGGCATATCTTGATGGCAATTTTGTAAACCTTAACGCAGGAAGTGTTTATCATGAATTTGACAGAAATCTTAATGCAAGCAATCAAACAATTATGGCTGATGATGTGTTGCATTGCGGTGTTGATTACAATGTCGCCAATATGTCTGCTGTTATTCATGTATTGCGCGGTGATATTCCTCACGCAGTTTTTGAGTTTACTGGCATATTTGATACGCCAACGCTTTGCAGAATATTAAAAGAAACATATCCTTCTCATCGTATATTGATTTACCCAGATGCTAGTGGAAACGCTCGCAAGTCAAACAACGCTAGCGAATCAGATCACAGCATTATGAGGTCATTTGGGTTGCAAGTGCTGGTTAATTCTCGAAACCCATTTGTAAAAGACCGCGTGTTATCTGTTAACGCCATGATTAATAATCAAGGAAATAGACGGTATTTTGTTAATCCGCAATATTGTCCCGCACTAGTCGAGTCATTTGAAAAACAAGCTTATGACGTAAAAACAGGCGACCCAGATAAAAAAGGCGGGTTTGACCATGTTGTCGATGCAGCTGGATATTTCATTGCGTATCGTTATCCGTTAGTGAATAATAGGGCGCAGTTTGCAGCAATAACAGGTATATAAAATGTCAGTAGATTTTAAACACAGCGAATATAACGAGTACAAACGGCAGTGGGACAGATGTGAAGATCTCATGGAAGGACAAGACGAGATTCACGAAGAAAGTGTCGAGTATCTTCCACGTTTGAGCGGTCAAACCGATTTAGAATATAACGCATATAAAAAACGCGCTTTGCTGTATAACTGCATGAGTCGCACGGTGGACGGCTTGAGCGGAATGATATTTTTAAAAACCGAAACTGTCACAGCACCTGCGGCAATGGATAGCATTATTGCTGACATTAATATGGCGGGTTTATCGCTGCATCAATTAGCCGAAGAAGTAGTTGAAGAAGTGTTATCTATCGGTCGATGTGGCATTCTTGTCGATTATCCGCCAATCGTTGACGCTGTTACAGTAGCGCAAGCACAAGCACAAGGCGCACGCCCTTACGCTCGAATGTATGATGCAGAATCAATTATAAACTGGAAAACTGGGCGGGTGAATAACGTAGATCAGTTAACGCTGGTTGTACTTGAAGAAGAATATGAGATTCCAGTCGATGAATTTGAATCAAAATGTGAACCACAATGGCGCGTTCTTGATTTAATCAATGGCGTTTATCGTCAGCGTGTTTTCCGAAAAGACAAGCGCGGTGAGTTTATTTTAGTGGAGGAAATATTCCCGCAAATTAGCGGGCGCGTGATTAACAAAATTCCTTTTGAGTTTTTTGGCGTTCGTGATAATTCACCATGCGTCGATAAGCCACCATTAATTGACCTCGTCGACGTTAACCTATCACATTACCGCACAACAGCAGACTACGAACACGGATTGCACTTTACGGGACTTCCAACACCGGTAGTAACTGGAGTTTATGGCGAAGATAGCAGCAACACATTCAGAATCGGCAGCGGCACAGCTTGGGTATTATCAGACCCACAAAGCAAAGCGTTTTATCTTGAATTTACTGGGCAAGGCTTAGGCGAATTGCGTGAAGCGTTGCGTTCAAAAGAGGCAATGATGGCAACACTCGGAGCGCGTATTTTAGCACCAGAAAAACGAGCGGCCGAAGCAGCGCAAACGGCTAATATTCACCGGTCAAGTGAAAATAGTGTGCTTGCGTCAATTGCTCAATCTATTAGCGTTGGATTAACGCACGTTATGGAGTGGTTGCGCGATTGGTCAAATATTACGGGTGAAGTTAAGGTTGAGTTAAATCGTGATTTTATACCGAATAGCATGACAGCTCAGGACGTGGACAGTTTGGTTAAGGCTTGGCAAAGCGGTTCAATCAGCCATCAAACTTTATTCGAAAACCTTGTCGCAGGCGACATTATTGCTCAGGACACAAGTTTTGATGATGAGATGGAGCGCATTGCAACACGACCTGCAACGGGTGGATTAGTATGAGAGGTGAAGTTAGATGGTGGGTTATTTTCTTTATGATAATAATTCAGATTGCGGCACTTTCTTTATTTTTACATTTTGTTATGAATGTAAAAAATGATGATATTTTTTTTACTACGACAGTATCAATATTACTTATTGACTTGGTAAATAGACGTGCAGACAGCAAATGAAATAATCCGCGATAAAACTATCGCCCACATCATATATTTACAGCGTTACTACTCGTCAACAAGTAAAAAAGTGATGGATTTATTGCGTGAAACCGAAAAGGATTTAGTGCGTCAATTAAAAACGCTCGACCTTGATAACCAAATGACAATCCCACAGATTGATGCGCGTTTGGAGTCAGTGCGGGCAATTTTAAATGAAGGCTACGCATTAGCAGGAAAAGATTTGCTCGCACACATGAAAGACGCGGCAGAATATGAACAGGAATGGCAAATAAAAGCTATTGATAGCTCAACGCCCATTGTGCTTGATATGGTAGCTGTTGCTCCCGTGACATTATTCGCTGCGATTGAATCAAAACCATTGCAAGGAAAACTGATTAAAGAGTGGATAGATAAACTCAATACAGACAGTTACACACGCATACAAGATGCAGTAAGAATGGGGTTAGTTGAGGGTGAATCTTATGCGGACGTGGTTAAGCGCGTCACAGGTACGAGAGCGTTGCAATACACCGATGGCGTTACGTCACTTAATGCACGGCAAGCACAAGCGTTAGTAAGCACAGCTATGTCACACGCCACCAACACAGCAACAGAAACATTTTATAAAGCCAATGATGATTTAATTAAGGGCTGGCAATTTTTATCGACGTTAGATTTTAGAACAACAACGCTTTGCAAATCACTGGATGGAAAAGTGTTTAAACTTGGCGAGGGAAGTCGCCCACCCATCCACATTAGATGCCGTTCAACGACTGTACCTGTTTTAAAATCGTGGAAAGAAATGGGCATGAAAGACCCACCGGCAGGAACGAGATCATCACTCGACGGTCAAATTAGCGACACGATAAATTATGATGAGTGGCTGCGAAAACAATCACACGAGCATCAAAACGAGGCGTTAGGCGTTGGCAAAGCAGAAATATTTAGATCGGGTGTTAAACTGGATAGATTTGTTGAAAATGGCAAAGAGTTAACGCTTGAGCAATTAAAAAAAATTGAAAAGTAACTAAATATGCTGTATAAATGCGGCAAACACATCGCCATGTGTGTTTTACTCTAGTGTCGTTGGTGTTACACCTTTCATCAACGGCACACCTTAAACCAATAGCCGAGCTATTAAAAACAACCCAGAGGGTTATATGTCAGAAGAATTAACATTAGCGGAACAAATTAAAGCCGCAGTCGATGAAGCAACAAGCGGACTTGCAAAGAAAAATAGCGAACTTTTAGCAGAGCTGAAAGAGGCACGAAAAGGAAAACAAATAGATCCAGCGGAATTGGATAAACTACAAGAGAAAATTGACGGGTTAGAAAATCAGCTAACTGTGTCACAAAAAACAATTAAAGAACAACAAAAAGCATTTGAGCAAACGAAAGCCGCGCTAGATTCTGAAAGTGGATTTACGAGTAAATTATTGTTGGATAATGGATTAACAGAAGCACTCGTGAAAGCTGGTGTCGCTGCTCCGTTTTTACCTGCGGTGAAAGCTATGCTATCATCTCAGGCGAAAATCGCAGTTGAAGGCGATACGCGAAAAGCGTTAATCGGTGATAAAGATTTAAGCGCATTCGTAACAGAATGGGCGACCAGTGATGACGGCAAGCATTATATTTCCGCGCCACAGAATAACGGTGGCGGTGCATTAGGCGGAAGTAATGGTGGCACTGGTCAACAAGTTGTAAACCGTTCACAGTTTGACGCAATGTCACACCCAGAACGCGCTAGTTTTGCAAAGAATGGCGGCAAAGTTACAGATTAGATTTATCCTGTTTCGATTGCCGTCTAATTATTTTTTTACTTTAGAAGGCAATCGAGATGGCAAATTCATTATCAGCACTTGCAGCAGACATATACAAGGCGGCCGATGTAGTCGGACGTGAGTTAGTTGGTTTTATCCCATCAGCCACCGTTAACGGTGACGCAACAACCCGAGCAGCAAAAGGCGACACAATCCGTGCCGCGTTCACTCGCACCCCAGCAGTAAACACCACATTTGCTCCAGCAATGACTATCCCAGAAGGGACAGATCAAACTGTTGACAATAAAACCATGACGCTTGATAACTTTGCATCGGTTCAGATTCCGTGGACAGGTGAGGAGATCAAGCACGTTAACAATGGTGCAGGTTACGAAACCATTTATGGCGACCAAATCGCTCAAGCTATCCGCGCATTGTGCAACAAGATCGAGCAAGATGTTGCAGTAGCAGTTAAAGCAGGTGCTTCACGCGCTATCGGCACAGCAGGAACAACCCCATTTGCATCTAACTTTGATTTAGTAGCACAAGGCCGTCAAATCTTAGTTGATAACGGCTGCCCAATCGATAATCAGATCACATTAGTGATGAACTCATCGGCAGGTACTAAATTACGCAACTTGGCGCAATTACAAAACGCCTATAGCGCGGGCAGTACTGATTTACTACGTCAAGGCACATTGCTTGATCTGCAGGGCGTGATGATTAAAGAATCGGCTGGTATTGTTCAGCACACTAAAGGAACAGGCGCATCTTATGTGACCAGTGGTGCGACAGCTGTTAATGGTACATCTATTGCGTTAGTGACTGGCACAGGCACAGTATTAGCGGGTGACGTGGTGACATTCGCAGCCGATACAGGTAACGCGTATGTTGTTGGCGCGGGTGTTTCAGCACCTGGCACAATCACATTAAATGATCCCGGTGCAAGAATCATTATTCCAACAGCTAACGCCATGACCATTGGCAACAGCTATACACCTTCACTCATGTTCCACCGTAGTGCAGTAGAATTAGGCATTCGTCCACCTGCGCAACCAAACGGCGGTGACAGCGCGGTTGACATGATGACGGTGCAAGATCCTAACAGCGGATTAGTATTTGAAATCGCAGTCTATAAAGGTTACATGAAAACGATGCTTGAGATTCGTTGTTTGTATGGTGTTAAGGTTTGGAAACCTAACCATATCGCAACAATCATGGGTTAAGATTTTTTTAGGGGTTCGCGTTCGTTCCTGTTCGCGTTCCCCGCCTTTATGGACTAAAACAATGTCGAATTATTTACCCGATTTTCGTGTTGGTGATGATTACTCAATTAAGCTAATCGTCAAAGACGAAACAGGCGCACCACAAAACATCACAGGCTATAAGTTTTGGATAACGCTAAAGACTTCATTTGCGCTCGATGATGCAGCCGCATCACTTCAATTTATAACTACTGTAGGCAACAACCCCAACGATAACGCGGGCGCGGGCGAGTGCTATATTTACATCAATGGCGCAACTACAAAGACAATTCCAACAGGTTCATATTATTACGACATTCAGCAAAAAACGGCTAATGGAGCAATAACAACAGTAATACCGCCTATTGAGGATTACAAAGACAAAATTACTGTTATACCTGAAATTACACGGGCGACAGCATGACACAGACAACGATTACAATCACGACAGGCCGAAATGATGTTATCGTTAAAAATTCTGTTAGCCAAACGGTTGAAATTACGCCAGTGGTTAAATCCATTGTGCAAGCGTTCCCCGCTGGGTTAAAAGGCGATACAGGCGATTTACCCAATACATTCGAAACAATAAGCAAAAACTTAGCGGCAGTGGCGTTTGTTATTAATTACGATTTAAATAGCAATATATCAAAGTTAATATATGAAAACGGCATTATTAAAACGCTTTCATATACTAGCGGGCGATTAACACAAATAACGCTCAGTGGTTCAACACCAAGCGGGATAAATTTAATTAAAACGCTTTTTTTCACCGGCGATAATTTAACGAGCGTGACGTATGAATGAAGCAATCCCAACAATTACTAAATTATTTGCTTCACTGGCGGGCATGATGGGCGGAATTAGCGTGAGTATGTTTTGGATGCCTGAAAACTTGAAAAAGAAAGGCGATTTAATAGCAGGGTGTTTGATTGGTGGTATGTCGGCTGTCACTGTTTTTTCACTTATTGGATTTGCAATTCGATATTTGGGAATCAGTAACGACGATGCAGACGCCATCATTGGCGTTGGGTATCTCATCGGAATTCCATCCGTGACGATTCTAGGATTGATTGCAAAGACGTTTGAGAAACGCAAAGACAAAGATATTGTCGATATTGTGAAAGAAGCTCGAACCGTTCAGCAGCAAGCGTCACCACGTCAACGCAGAAAACGCGCACCCAAGCCATGAATGCAGATATTACATTCATTGCGTTAACGATAGTCGACACCATCGGCATGATTATCATTTTTTGCGGACTGTGTAGCGAGCGATTGCGAACGTTTCCAATCTGGCATAAAGTCGGTATGATTTTAATTATTGTCGGAATGCTCGACCAGATTTGCCGCAATGTGTCGTTTTTTATGACGGGAATATCCCCCAGTGATGCCACGTTACCTATCTGGGCATTTAAAGATATTGGTGTTGATTTAATCGCGATGACTTACGCTGTCATTGCACTCGAAAGATTCATTGATAGCAATAAAACACCACCACCAAAGGCAGTGAGAAAACAAAATGAACCAAGTACAAGCGTGCGTCAACGAAAACCACGTAACAGAACCCCAAATTAAGGCGGATTAAATGTCAGTCACATCAACAACCATCGGCGGTGTCAACTGCTGGCAATTTAGCGGTGCAGTGACTCAGGCTGAAATCACAACTGCATGGTCTGCTTTGCTAGTCAATGGTGAGTACACACCCGCACGAGCTTTGTACTTTGATGACACTTGCGATATGCGAGCTGTGCAAGGTGGTTTTAACGTCAACATGACTATCGGCTCAAACTGCATCATCTTGCACACAGGGCGCAACAAAGCAAATACAGTGCTGCGGTTTTGGAACATTCGATATAGTTCCCCACTAAGCGTTGGAGCGCGGAGTACTCGCGTGATGGGCTGGAACGGTACTGGTTTTGTAACTTTGTCCAGTAGCGTCTCAAACGATGATGGTATTGGGATGTTCGGTGGTTCTCATACATACGCAGTAATAGGGAATCCTGGTGGTGGTGACCCTCGCTACTTGGATGAATGCGCTTTTGGTTTGCTGGGTGGCGGTGTGCAGATTTCATCGTCTGCGTTCACGGAACAGGAATTACAACCCGACGTGCGCGGCATCAAAGAAATGAACGATGTGACGTTCACACGGTGCTTTGGTTTCCCTCAACTTACGGGACTGTTCACTCGTGCGATCATGTGGCGCTGCTACCAGAACACGATGCACCCAAGTCAAAAGCCAATTCGGCTGTATGACAGAGCAAGCGTGTGCTACGTGGACAGCACCATGCGCAGAAACAACGTGGCTGTGACTTCAAACTTGCTAGATGCTTACGGCTCAAGCTCAGGTTTCCCTGTTTGCTTTGCTGTCTACAACAACTGGCAGGATGAAAGCTGGTTCGGTGCGAGCAAGACCACAATGCCCACTGCCAACTGGAATACTGGCGACATCGGTTATGGCGCAGTGATGAAGAAACTGCAATTCGTTGGTGTTGGTGCTGCTGGCACTGTGAAGGTGTACGACAGTCGCAGCACAACAGCCGCACAACGATCTACATTTGTCGGAACATCCGCATTCGATTACATCGACTCAGGCACAGGAACACAAACCGATGCAAACGGCAAAGTCTGGCTGTCAATCCGTGCATGTGAGATGAATGCATCTTCACAGATCACACGGTACACAGGGCAGAAATACACCTTCCAAGCCTTTGGTTATCGTGTCGCTGTGACAACTGTAGATGTAACCGCTGGTGGTGACGATAACACTTCACCTTATGCGCCAGTCGTGCCTACCGTTCAAACTGGCTTGTCCCGCACTCAAGCGGCCATCAATGCCGCAACTACCATCGACAACTTTCAGCAACTGCTTGAAGAACTGCATGTCTTGGCAATCGGTTTGTCTGGCTCTGCAAGCTATGCAGGCACGTACATAGGCAATCTGTTTGCGTTTGACGGTGGGCAACTAACCACAGCGTTTACAACTGTCAGTGTTGACGCCACAGCATCAAGCAAGATCAGCTATGACAGCACAAACAATGCGATAACGATTAAGTCATCCACACTCGCTGCGAATGGCATTGTCGGTTCGTGGGTCAACAGCACTGGAACGATTAGCACTACAAATGGTGCAACGATCACCGGTACTTTCTCCGACAGCACCGGCACTCGCATCACGATTCAAGAGCGCACAGGGAAACTGCTTTCCACTTATGTGACGATCAACGGCACGCCCACAGGTGGCACGGTGGTTGACGGTACGCTCCGAGCTGGTTGGGTTCCTTTGTCATCGGCTCGCACAATCACCGTGCAGCCCACAGATCAGATTAGGATTGCGTGCGCATATTACGGAAGCAAACCAGCCGTGTTCAACTTGCTTGGCAGTGAAATCGACAAGTTCACCCTGTCATTGGATGCTGAGCCTGCTGTGGACACGACTATTTCCACGACCACACGTGACGACATCGCAGCCAGCTTTTTCACAGTCCTGAATGGTCAGGTTCTTGAGGTCACGATTAACCGCACGATGGTTCAATACACACCCGTTGAAGTGATTGCAGGGCTTGACTATTACATCGTTGCGCGTGGAGATATCCTGTTTGGTTCGATGGCTCAAATCAATACCGCCAGTCTGTATGCACTGTCCAATGGCACGATTATAAGCTACTCACCAGCGTATAAAATCCGCATGGCCGACCTAGATGCAAACGGACAGCAGATTCTACCTAGCGCGACAGGTTACGAGATTCCGTTGGTTATCTACTACCAAGACCCGTCTACAGGCGCAAAATCCAAAATGACCATCCTAAATGCCTATGGTGCATTTGTGGGGACAGCACCGTGGACGCAGACACAGGCGAGCATTGGAGACGCTGACCAGTTGGCCATTGCAGTAAAGACCAAGGTGCAGATTGAGGCCAGTACTATTATCGCCAGAGAGACAACCGTGGCAACCCGCGCAAGTCAAGCCAGTGTTGATGCTTTGGGCACGCCCATGCAGGCATCAAGCTACACAGCACCAGATAACACAGGTATCGCAGCTATCAAGGCGAAGACTGACAACCTACCGGCACAGCCTGCTGCTGTAAGCTCCGCAATGACTTTGACCGCTGCTTATGACGCTGCTAAGACTGCTGCAAGTCAGACAAGTGTCAACGCTATCCCAACAAACCCTCCAACAGTAGCGCAGATTAGACAAGAGATTGACACAAATAGCACTAAGCTAGATGTAGCAGTATCAACACGGGCATCACAAACAAGCGTTAATGCAATTCCTACTGCACCAACTGCGGCTCAAAATGCAGCAGCAGTTCGCACTGAATTGACTACAGAGCTTGGACGTATTGATGTGGCAATAAGCACACGCAGCACACTCACAGCCGGTGCAGTTATGACATTAACTACGGCATACGATTCTGCAAAGACAGCAGCAAGTCAGGAAAGTGTTACAGCTTTGGGCGCACCTTTGCAGTCTGACGCATACACCACACCAGATAATACAAGCATTACAGCGATAAAAGATAAAGTAGACACGTTAACCAATGCGCCAACAGTTGGCGACATTGAAGCATCGACTATTTTAGCGAAAGAAACCACCGCGCAATCTGCTGTAAATAATGCTAAATTAGCCGCTGCATTGAGCGCATAAAGGAGAGCAAACATGACACTAATAGTTGAAGATGGGACAGGACTCGCAAACGCTGAAAGTTATATCAGTGTGGACGATGCGAATCTTTATCACGCGAATCGAGCCAACACCGATTGGGAGGATTTGGACACAGACGTGAAAGAAAGCCTACTGCGCAAAGCCACTGATTATATGGTGGCGCAGTATCGCTTAAAATGGGCAGGTTATCGCGTCAAGTCTACCCAATCGCTTGATTGGCCACGTCTTTACGTCCCTGAAGTAGATACGCTTTCGGCTAACATTTTTCCGCAGTATGTGGACTTTGCAAGCGTTCCTGTTATTGTTAAAAATTCTTGCGCTGAATTAGCATTAAAAGCCTATACAGCTATATTGATGCAAGACTTAACACAAGGCGTTATTCGTGAAAAAGTAGACGTTATCGAAGTTGAGTACGATAAGTTTTCACCGCAACAAACACGCTACGAACAAATTGATTCAATGCTATCTGTTTTCTTTAAGCAACAGGGCAATGATATGTCGAGATCGTTGGTGAGAACATGACACTCGATACACGCGCCCGCGCTACAGCATATAAATTGTTAGATAAGTTTGGCAAATCAATCACGCTAACGTCAATTGTTGAGGGAAGTTATGACCCTGCAACGGGTGATATGGGTGCAGGTACAACAACAAGCACCACGCACACGGCAATTATTAAAGATTATAACGGCATTGATTTTATTAGTGGTGTTGTGCAAGCGGGTGATAGAAAAGTAATGATTGCAGCGTTAGGCACAACAACACCACAACCAGCAGATAAAGTAACAATTAACAGTGAAGTTTATCAAGTAATCGCGGTTCGTTATGTTTGGTCTGGTGAATTACCCGCGCTTTATGAATTACAGGTGAGAAAATGACAGGCTCAATGTCGCAAATTGTTGCTCGTGCAAATGGTCATGTTGATGACAGAATTAGAGCCGCAACTATTGGTATTTTCAAAGGCATTAGAAAAGATACGCCAGTTGATACAGGAAACGCGCGTAATAATTGGCAATGCACAATAGGTGCGCCTTTTGTTGGTAAAGATGCAAGTGGTTCAGACGAGCAAATATTACGAACCATTCCACGCAGAGCTGGAAGTGTTGTGTACTTAACAAACAACGTGCAATACATTCAGCCATTAGAATATGGGCATAGCACAAAATCACCTAATGGCATGGTAAGAATAAACGTTGCACGATTTGAGGGATTATTAAATGGCACTGGTTGAAATCCGAACAGCGTTAGAAACTAAACTGAACGCGCTTACGCCTACACTTGCAACAGCATGGGAAAGTGTGCCGTTTACACCTGTAGTTGGTACAGCCTATCAGCAAGTTAATTTGATGATTGCAGATACGTTAAACCCTACACTAGGCAGAGATCATTATCGCATTAAGGGATTTATGCAGGTTTTATTGTGTTATCCACCAAACGCAGGCGCAAAAACCGCATCAACACGCGCTGATTTACTGGTTAATCATTTTAAACGCGGCACGAGTTTAACAAGTGGCGGCATAACTGTTATTATTGACAAGACACCATCAATTGCACCGGCATTGATTGACGGGGTGCTTTATAAAATTCCGGTATCAATTTATTTTTCAGCAGATATTTACTCTTAAGAGGTTACAAAATGACAATTGCTCAAGGCGTTAAAAAAGTCGTATCGTACAAAAAACAAACTGGTTTAGGTTCTCCAGCTTCAGGCAGTGGAGGTCAGGAATTAAGACGTGTGACCAGCACAATCAATTTAACAAAAGATACTTATCAATCAAATGAGATTCGCTCAGACCAGCAAATTGCTGATTTTAGACACGGATCAAAACAAGTTACAGGTACATTGAGCGCAGAGTTATCGGCTGGCACTTACAAAGATTTTTTACAGTCTGTATTGCGCAAAAACTTTGTGGCTATTTCTTCATTAACAGCAGCGGCTGTGACTATTGTTGCATCAACTGGTGTGATTACATTCCAAACAGGCAATCCATTAACTGGCGGTATTAAAATTGGTAATGTGGTTCGCATTACAGCCGGCAGCGTTAACGCGGCTAACTTGAATAAAAACTTGTTGGTCACAGGCGTTACAGCAAGCACATTGACTGTTAAAACCTTAAACGGTAGCGCATTGGCTGATAATGCTACTTCAGTTACTGGTGTAACGATTGCCATTCCCGGAAAATACACTTATGTGCCAGAAACATCACAAACACAAGATTACTATACAATTGAGCATTGGTTCTCAGACGTAGCGCAATCAGAGGTTTATCAAGACGTTGTTCAAACTAATGCACAGGTTAAAATTCCCGCAAATGGCATGGCAACCATTGATTTCCCGTTAGTTGGTTTAAATGTGTCAACAGGCACATCACAAGTGTTAACTTCACCAACAGCAATTACAACGGGTGGTGTTACTGCTGGCGTTAACGGTTTGTTATTAGTTGCAGGCTCACCTGTTGCAATTGTTACTTCAATTGATTTTGATGTTAACGGTAATGTTGCAGTTGCTGATGCTGTAGTTGGTTCATTAACACGCCCAGACGTATTTCAAGGCACTGTAGGCGCAACTGGTACTTTTAGTGCTTACTTTACCGATGCCACATTCCGTGATTACTTCATTAACGAAACTGAAGTATCAATCGTGGTTGCGTTGACAACAGATAGCACTGCAACAGCAGACTTTGTTGTTTTCACTATGTCACGCGTTAAAGTTGGTGGTGCTGACGTTACTGATGGCGCGTCTGGTTTAACTCGCACATTCCCATTCACTGCGTTAAAAAACACATCTGGTGGTGCAGCATTAGCAAATTTAGCGACAACAATCATGGTTCAAGATTCACTCGCTTAAAAATAGTGCTACAATTACCCACGCTTGTAATTTTGCAGGCGTGGGTATTTTTTTATAAATCAACAGGAACATACGAACATGAGCAAAGAAAATAAAGGTTTATCATTAGCAGATCTCGATTTAGTCACAGCGTCGGAAAACGCTTACGAATTTGAATATCTCAGACCAGACGGCAGCGACACAGGCGTATTTATTACGGTACTTGGTTCACAAGCACCAAAGGTGCAGGACTGGGTTCGCAAAACGTTAAACCGCAGAAAAGCACAGGACACATTAGCGGCTAAACGCGGCAAAGAAATTGAGCGCACAATCGAAGATGATGAACAATTCGGTATTGATGCAGCAGCAATTCGTATTGTCGCATGGCGTGGAATCAATGAAGAATATACACATGAAAATGCGTTGATTTTGATGGAACGTAATAATGAATTACGCGACCAAGTCTTTGAGGCAAGTAATAACTTGGGAAACTTCAAAAAGGCTTAATCGATGATGTCATTGCGTTTGGTACGCGAGAATTTGAACTAGACGTAAAAAACGACAATGGCGGAAGTTTACGCGATGAAGCTCAAGCGATTTTATCAGCTGGTTACGACATACCAGAAGAATATAAATCGCTTGCAACGCCTGAAAACTATTTCCATTGCTGGGTGTGGTTTAACGATTTAAGTCGTTCACGTTCTAGCAATGGATTTGGTAAAAATCCAATTAGTTTTAGTGAGATAGACGCATGGTCAATACTCACACACACTGAATTAAGTCCGCTTGAAATACGTTGTATCATGGGTCTTGATAGTGCATATCTTAAAATTCAAGCAGAGCAAATCGCAAAACGGAGCAAACAAAAATGACAACAGATACCTATTCCATTCAAGTCGCAGTCGATTCGACCAGTGCAGTAACAGCCACGCGCAATTTAACTGCAATGGAGCAAGCAACGGGCAGAAGTGAACGTGCTTTGTTTAGTTTAGGTAACATGGCAAAAGCAGCAAGCGCGGCTTTGCTTGGCATTGGATTTAAAACCGTAATTAGTGAAATGGCATCGTTTGAAACGAAAATGCTTCAATTAAAATCGTTAACCGATGCCACCACTCAACAAATGAAAGCAATGGAAAAACAAGCGCGTGAACTTGGCGCGACCACTGCGTTTTCAGCACAACAAGCGGCAGAGGCGCAAGGCGTTTTAGCAGCAGCAGGTTTAAAAACTAATGAAATATTAACTGCAACACCAAAAGTTTTACAACTTGCAGCAGCAGGCAGTTTAGAGCTTTCAAGAGCAGCAGAAATTTCAACAGAAACCATGAATGGTTTAGGTTTAAGTTTAAAAGATTTAGGACGTATCAATGACGTTTTAGCAAAAGCCGCAGCCGATTCAAGTACAAGCGTTGGTCAAATTGGCGATGCTATGAAAACAGCAGCACCAATAGCTAGGCTTTATAAGATTAGCTTAGAAGAAGTTGCTGCAATGCTAGAAATAGCAGCAGCAAATGGATTAAAAGGTGCTGAAGCTGGAAATAATTTAAAAACAATATTTAAAGCGTTAACAAACGATCAAAAAGATAATGTTGAAATTTTAGCTAAACATAATTTAAAACTTAAAGACTTAAGCATTGAAACTATTGGTGCGGCAAAAGTTTTAGATAATTTAAGTAAGGCACATTTATCAGCAACAGAGGCAACAGTAATTTATGGCGGTGATGCAACAGCGTTAGGCGCAATTTTAGCTAGTAATTCAGAAAAATTTAAAGAAAATACAAAAGATTTAGAAAAAGCCAATGGCATGGCTAAAAAAATGTCTGACGATTTAAATCAAGGATTAGCAAAAGCATTTGATTCGCTTAAAGGAACAATTAGTGAAGCAGCATTGCAATTAGGTGATTCTGGATTAAAAGGCGCATTGACTGATGTTATACAACAAGCAACAGGCGTTATTGCAATTTATGAAGGCATGGGCGATAAATTTGCAGAATCGAATAACTATACAAAAGAACAATACGACAATTTAAAAAATGTAGCAGACGAATTAAAAATTGTTGCAGGTGCGGCTGGTGGGATTGCAAGTTTAACTGCGGTTATTTGGGGTGCTAACGCGGCTATGGTAGCGTTTAATATTGCCACCCGTGCTAATCCTTTAATTATGGGCGCAACAGTTGTAGCGGCAGCGGCAGGCGCAACATTTGCAAAGATAGCAGATAATCAAAGCACAATTGATAAACAAATCGAAACAGCAGAAAAACGCATTGCAGCAATGGAAAAATATGGCTTACCAAATTTAATTGGTACGGCAGTTGGTTTTGATACTGAAAAAGAACGCACGAAATTAACTGCGTTAAAACAATTTAAAGAGGAACAGCTTGCAGCAACAAAAGCAACTATTGATGCAACCGCAAAAACTGAAAAACACACTGAAGCAGCTAAAACAAATACAGCCGCAACAGTAGATTCAGCAAGCAAAACAAAAACGGCATCTGAAGCAAAAAAAGAGGCAGCGCAAGCAAGCAAAGATTTAGCCGAGGCAGAACGTTATTTTAATGAACAACTTAAGGAACAGGTTACAGCCGCAGAAAACGCAGGAAAGTTATTTGCAGCACAGCAACAAACTAAACTTGCTGGCATCGATGCAGAAATAAAAGCGATTCAAGAAAAATCGGCTATTGATTACGAGAACGCAAAAACATTTGAATCAAAAAGCGCAATTATCGCATCATCTCAAGCAGCCACTAATGCGCTATTGGCAAAAGAAAAAGAATTGCGCGATGCGGTTATCAATCAAGAACTTTCAACTATTGATGCAAAAATAGCGTCAGACAATGCACAGCTTGACCATGCGAAAGAATATAACTTAACGCTGGCGGAACAATTGCGATTAAAAACCGATATTTCAACGCTGCAAGTTGATAAACAAGTATTGAGCGAAACAGCAAAACAAGCAGATATTAAAGCTGCTAGTGATGCGCAATCGAAAGCAAGTCAAGACCATTTAGCCTATATTAAAGCTATTGATGATGCACAGACAGCCGCTAACACAGCCGCTACTGCGCAAATGGAAATATTAACATCTAATCTTGATGCGGCTAAAGAGGCTGCCACAGGGTTAGCCGATGCGTTTGGCAGTGTAGGCGGTGCAGTAGGTGGTTTGGGCATTGCAATGGCATCTTATGAGAAGTCACAAGCTGCAATTTCTGACGGGTTACAAAATCAATTATTTGAGATTCAAAAACTTAATGATGGCAAAGGCGACCAAGTTAAAAAAGACAAGGCTATTTCTGACGCAAATCAAAAGCAATCACAATTGCAGATTAAGTCATACGGTGATATGGCGGCAGCGGCTCAAGGCTTCTTTAAGAAAGGCACAACGGGTTATCAAGTATTAGGCGCAGCCACTAAAGTTTTTCGAGCGTTTGAGATGGTTCAATCTGCTATGTCTATGTCAAAACAAATTGCAGATATGGGAAAAACTGTTGCCATGTATTTATTTGGTGAAACCGCTAAAACAACTGCAAAAGTAACTTCATCAACAGTTGGAATTGCAGCGGATACGGCTGGAGCTGGAGCGTCTGCAACTAAAGCTGTTGCTGATGCGTCACAAGGCGACCCATACACAGGGTTAGCGCGTGGTGCAATGATGCTTGCATTTATGGTCGCCATTGGTGCTATGGCTGGTGGTGGAGGTGGAGGTGCTGAAGTAGCACCAATGACAGGCGCAGATTACATAACAAAAGAAACTGATAAATATAAATCGTCACAAGGCGGAACGGTTTTGGGCAGTGATGTTATGTCTAACTCAATCCTTGATGCTTTAGATACCATTAGTTCAAATTCTAGTGCTGATTTGGATTACTCAAAAGGCATGGCAAGAAGTCTTGAGGTTTTATCTTATTCAATGAAGGGCGTAGCTAATTCAATTGCTAAAAATTATGGGGTTGATACTTCATCGCTTGGACTTGGAACGTCAACAAGTGGTTTCTTTATGACAACCACAACAACAAAAGAATTTGCGGGCAGTGGTATTAAATTTGTAAAAGATACGCTAGGAAATATTGTTGAAAGCGGAATTATTGCAGGTCGCAATTATTTACAAACATTAGTAACCAAAACTTCAAGTGGTTTTTTAGGTATTGGCGCATCAACAAAACAATATATTTCAACAAAATGGTCGCCATTAAATGATGAAATAAGTGCCTCAATTGCTTATTCACTTGGAAAGATTCAAGAAAATGTTGTTTTATTAGCGGGAAATTTTGGTGAAGTTGCAATAGAAAAATTAAAACAGTTTGAAGTTGATTTAGGAAAAATGCCGCTTGGAAAAGATGCCGCAGCAAATACTGAAATCATAAATGGCGCATTATCAAAACAAGCAGATTTAATGGCTATTATTGCTAATTATGCTTATGCAGATTTTCAACAAATTGGCGAAGGATATTATCAAACATTAAACCGTGTTTCTACTGCAATAAATACTGCAAAAACAAAACTAAAAGCAATGGGCATTACAACCATTGAATATACTGACATAATCAATAAACAAGGCGATATTGAACGTGAGATGGTCACACAATCACTTCAACTAGCATCATCATACACAGACGTTAACGATATTTTAGGAAAATTGCCAGGAACAGCAGACGATATTATTGAAGCGTTTAATGGATTGAATGGTATTAAAGCAGGGTTATCAGATATTGGCGCAGGTGGTCTTGTATTAAATCAAGACTTAATCAATGCAGCGGGTGGCATTAGCAAATTAAACGATACAATTAACAATTATTTTGATAGTGATTATTTTACAAAATCAGAAAAAACAGCGTTTAATGTTAAAACATTAACGGATAAATTCTCTAAAATGGGTTTAATTTTACCCTCAATTGGAAGAAGTACAGAATCAGCAATGGCGTCATATAGAGCCTTGCTAGATGTATTATCTAAAGATACAACAGAAACGGGCAAATTTATTTATGTAAAAGCATTAGAAATGTCTGGCGATTTTGCCACAGCAGCTCAAGATATTGCTGACATAGTTAAAACAGAAACAGAAACGGCAACCAAATCATTTAATGATGCAATGGATTATCGTTTATTGATTTATAAAAAATTAGGCGAACAAGACCCAGCAGCAAAAGAAGAAGCGTTAAGGCTTGAACGTAACAAAGCAATGGAGGGTATGACTGGACTTACAGCGCTTTATGCTGATTCATTAAATACATTAACCGATGCCAGTGCAGCGTTAACAACGTCACAAACAGCACTTGAAACCGCTTACAAAAACTTAACCGCTATGCGCGATAAGTTTGTTTCATTAGGCACTGGTTTGCGAACTTATTACGATCAATTGACAGGCGCACAAAAGCCACAAGCAACACCACTTGATGTTTATTCAGCAGCTAAAGAATCATTTATTACAACGGCATTAGACGCAAAATTAGGAAAAGAAAGCGCATTATCAACACTTCCTGAAGTTTCAAAAGCATTTTTAGATGCGTCTTTAAAATACAACGCGACTGGAAACGCTTATCAAGCAGACTATCAATATGTTTTAACCGCACTTGAACAAGGTATGAGCGCGGCTGATAAACAAATTGAAATAATGAACGCGCAACTGCGTGAAGCTGAAAAAGCTAATTCAAATTTATTAACTGTTAACTCGTCTACACTAACAGTTAACACAGCAACAACAAATCTAGCGACAGCGTTAGCCGGTTATCAAACAACGCTTATTAATTACAACAGCGCAAAAGCAACAGCCGATCAAATTTTAGTCGGTATCAATTCAATTTTAAAAGCACAAGATTTAAAAACGCAAGCTGAAAAAGATGCGGCAATTGCAGCAGCAAAAGCAAATCAAGATGCGTTGATTGCTCAAGCTCAAACAGATGCAAATAAAATTGTTTCAGCAGCACAAAAAGCTGCAAATGAAGCAGCGGCAGCGGCTAAAACAGCGCAAGATGCTGCAACAAAAATAGCCAATGACGCAGCTAAAGCAAGCACTGATGCAGCGGCAAACGCAGCAGCAGTATTAAAAGCCGCTCAAGATTTAGCCGCTAAAAATCTAGCCGATGCTAATGCAGCCGCAAAAGCAGCCGCTGAAAAAGCCGCAGCAGAATTAAAAGCGGCTCAAGAAGCGGCCGCATATCAAAAAGCTGTAAAAGATGCGATTTTAAACGTCACTAATCAATCGGGATTAAATGCGACAACTATTGCATCATTAAGTGATAAAACGTTGCTGGGCATGAGCAAGTTGCTTAATAATGTTGACGCAGCATTTAACGCAAACGCATTATCAAAAAATGTAACATTCACAGGCGAAGGTGTAGCAAAGGCGCTTGAAATAGCAATGTCAGGCGCAATAACTGGCGAATTAAGTAAATTGACAGACACACAATTGATAAATTTATCATCAAAATCAGGCTACAGCAAAAGCCAATTGTTTGATATATATAGCGCATATAGCATGGGATTAAAATATGGGTCGCTTGAACAGCAAACATTGTTTCCAAATGTTCCCGCTTATGCCAATGGCGGCATGGCAAACGGGTTATCATTGGTTGGTGAACAAGGACCAGAGTTGGTTAATTTTAGCTCACCCGCTAACGTGACAAGCCATTCACAAACAGCTGGATTATTTGATTCAATCGGAAATGCTATTGACGATCAAAGTGTGTTACTGAAAGAGCAAATTATTGAATTGAAAGCATTGGTAAATTTACAATCCAATGCAAACGTGGCGTTAATTAACGAGATGCAAGGCATGAAAGAAGAATTAAATACCATTTCACGCAAAGCTAAACTTGAGGCAGCGGCATGATATATCTTGTTGAAATAGTCGCGGCAATTGACGCAGCAGGCACGACAACCACGTTGCGTTATTGCTCACATCCTTACACCACAAAGCCGTCTGATACGCCTGCAAATACTTATTATGACGATAGGATTGTAAACCCTGCATCAATTAGTCGCACGCTGTATAGCAATGGCACAACAAGTGGTGCAAGCCGTGTAAACTATGGCGCGGTTGAATTGTCGAATGTTGACGGTAGTCTTGATTATATTTTGCCTTACTCGTTTGACGGACGTTCACTTGTCATTAAAATTGGAAATGAAGGTGATGCTTATTCATCATTTACTACTATTCTCAATGGCACAATGGAGCAGGTGGAGTTTACATTTTCAAAAGTAACAATTCTTGCACGGGATAAATTAGCCATTGTTGATATGCCATTGCAGACAACGCTTTATGCCGGAAATAATTCACTGCCCAATGGCGTTGAAGGTGTAGCAGATATAGCAAAATCACCTAAGCCACTGCTTTATGGTCAGGTGTTTAATATTGCGCCAATTATGGTTAATAGTTCAAAATTAACCTATCAAATAAATGATGGCGCAATTGCGTCTGTAAGCGCAGTTTATGATCGCGGTGTTGCATTAACATTTCATGCTGACGAGCCAAATGTTGCTGACCTTGAAGCACATGACCCACCATCGGGAAAATACACTACTTGTTTAGCACTTGGATATATTCGAGTCGGCTCAGTCCCTACAGGCATATTGACGTGTGACGCAACACAAGGCGCAAGCGCAGCAAATCGCACAGTAGCGCAGGTTTTAAAGGAAATGGCGTTAAAAGCAGGCATTAGCTCAGGCGATATAAATGCAAGCGATGTTACATCGTTAGATATAGCAAACAATAGCGAAATTGGAATATGGATTGATGGTGCTGATAGTGCAATGGCGGCAATGGATAAGGTGGCGCAATCAATCGGTGCATATTTTGGATTTGACGCGATTGGCGCATTGCGCATGGGATTATTTACAGCGCCAACCGGCAGCGCAACACTTGAAATTGATATTCATAATATTATTTCAATTGAACATAGCCGCACTAGCGATACAGATAAAGGAATACCAGCGTGGCGGGTTAATTTAACTTATCAAAAAAATTATACCGTGCAAGATGTTGATTTGGCTGGTTCAGTTACCGCAGCGCGTAGAAGTGTTTTGTCATTACCTGCATTAACAAAATCGGCTGAAGATACCGCAATAAAAACACAATATACACTTGCGCCTACAATCGAAAAAGAATCATTACTTGTTAACGCAACAGCGGCTCAAACTGAAGCAACGCGGTTATTGAATTTGTACAAAGTAAGCCGTGATTTGTACACAGTCACCATTGCATTAGATTTAACTCAATCGTTGCCTGACTTAAACGATGTTGTAAATATAACAATGAATCGTTTTGGGTTAAATTCTGGTAAACTATTTAAAATTATCGGCATTGAATCCGATTATTCACGAAACCGCGCAACGCTAACGCTTTGGGGATAGCATGGCTAATACCATTATCAGTTATCAAAACAGAATTGACGCAACTACCTTTGATGCTTATGGCTCATGGTCAACAACGCTACCACTGGAAAATATCAAAACGCGACAATTATCTAAAGTTGCAAGATCAACAAATAATGCTAATTCAAGCACACGATTACGTTTTTCAACAGACATTGCAAGGATTATCTCAACAGTTGGT